ACGTATACGTAGCCCACCATCTTGGCAAGGTCTTTCGCCATCGTGCTCTTGCCACAAGAAGAGTGGCCGTCGATGGCTATCACAATTTTCTTCATATTGTTCTAAGTCGTTGGTTTACAATTATTTTTATTTTGCTTCTATAAAATCCGACAATAATTCGGCTCGTGTTGGACACCCAAGATGTACCATCGATGCGAGTTGAGCGGCATCATCAAGAGTGCGGTCTATGGTCGTTTCGTCGTAGTGAGGACACTTCAAAACCCCGACCTTGTCGGCATATTGATACACTTCAGCGAATAACTTCGCTTTTTCCTTGTCTGTATGAGGAACCGTCTCTGGCATGCAGGTGAGCAACTTGCATCCCCATCCCTCCAAAGCAGAGGAGAGGCGGCACTTGCCACCCTCCCATCTGCAACTGCATTTTCGTACTAATTCTGTCATAGATGTAACGACAACTTGTTAGCAACTATATTATATAAGGTATCGGTCAGTCTTTTTTGAAACCGAGGGCAGCTTCTTTCTGCTCCAGTACGATTTCTCTCTTGGCCAACTCGATTTCCTTATCCATTAGCTCACGTTCCTTGACGAGAAGTTTCTGCATCTTCTCCTCGACCGCTTTGTCTTTGTCTGAGACCTGCTTGGAGAGGTCAAGTACCTTGTTGAGCATTTTGGCAATCTCGTCTTGTGAGGCGATGTTCGCACCTACGGTATTGTCAAGATCCAGCGGTTTGTTGGATGACATCACCGAACCCTCTCCAGTATAGAGATAGGTTTTGTTGATAGACGGGAACGCCTGACAAATCATGTTCACGACACCAGGGTTGAATTTCTTGGTGCGTCCACGTTGCAAGTCAAAAATTCGCTGATAGGCAATACCGGTGGCTGTCGCGAACGAAGGGGCGTTCATCCCCAGTTCCTTGAGAACGTTAGCGATAATCTCTCTCGCGTTCACGTTCTTGTCTACTTTTTCACTTTCTTTCATCTGTTCTTACCTTATTAATATGTGAATAACTAAGCCGTCGTGTTTATCACACAGCACGGAAAATTTTTCTTGCAAAAATGATTATTTTTCTTGCGTAATTGATAAGTTTTGATTATCTTTGCAATGGAAATAATAATAATAACAATACAAAAGTACGGGATTTATCCCGAAAATGCAAATAAGATATATACCTAAAAGTAACAATTATGGTAGTAATGACGATTTACCACAAGAATGACAGTGCGTTTCTCCGAGTTGCGGAGAGCGCCTGTCGCCCGAAAGGAGGCAAGTATGGAGAACTGTGATACAAGTGCACCTCTTACCAAGACCATCCGTGAACTGGGCGTGGGCGATGCTGTGAAATTCCCCATTGAACGCCACGGCTCGGTAAAGGCTGTTGTCAGCCGTTTGCGTCTGGAGCAGATACGCATCGGATGGAATGCGAGAGTAAAAGTTGACTATGACAATTTTCAAGTAGAGGTACGGAGGACGAAGTGATGAAAGCTCTTAGTGATACGGAATTGGTTATAGCTGAATGGTATTGTCATGGATTGACCGACAAGGAAATCGCTGACGTACTTGAAAAACCAGTATGGACAATTCGTACCCACAAGAAGCACATCTACACGAAACTCGGTATCTCCACGACTCATGAGCTCGTGCTGTACATGGTATCAAGGCACTTTGAAAAGAATTGGGACTTGGGAGAAGTAAGGAGAAGAGGGCTTGCAGCCGTTCTTTGCATGCTGATGATAGTCCATATCCTTTTTACAGAGAACTCGGTTTTCTGTCGTGTGCCAAGACGAGCAAGAGCTGAGTATGTCGAGCGGAGGGCAGAAAAATGAAGAACGAACTGAATACAATGGTTATGGTGCAGAAGTACAACTCCATACTGAAAAGAATGGAAGGTTCGTGTTTCTCCTGGGCTATGGCAAAGAAGATTGTCGGTGGCGAGAAACGACTGATGCGACTAATGGAGGAAGAAAAGGTGCACGGCTTTAAGCCAGACGGAGCGCCCAACTCTCAATGGAAGATAAATGCAGTGGAAGTCCTTGCCAATGTCAAGCCTATGACTGGAATTGTTAATCTTGCTTAAAAACAGGAAACAAGACGGGTCTTTGGTCGAAAAACGACTGCTGTTGCACCCAAAATCTGTGTACAAACGCATACCATCAATTTTACCGAAAACTTATCATTTTAACGATTTATAAACATAAATGTAATTATTCAAATTATGGGACTCATTAAGAAACCAAACGAATTGGACGTAAACGTCCGTATCAAGATGTTAGTTTATGGTCAGCCTGGCTCGGGCAAGACCACAATGGCACTCAGTGCTCCAAAGCCGCTGCTTATCGACTTTGATGGAGGTATCAACCGTGTTGATTACGAGTTCATCAAAGACACCGTGCAGGTTCAGAACTACGCAGACATTCTTAACCTCCTCAACAACGAGGATTTGTCTGACTACGAGACACTGGTCATTGACACTGGTGGCAAGCTGCTCGACTCTATGGCTGAGTATCTTATCGCAAGCAACCCACGACTTGGAAAGCGTAACGGTTCTTTGACGCTTGAGGGTTATGGTGTCCGCAAGGTGGAGTTCACTCAGTTGCTCAAGCTCATCAACTCAAAGAAAAAGCACGTTGTCTTTGTTGCCCACCGTACAACTGAGAAGAATGGCGAGGATGTTCGTTATGTTCCTCTCTTCGGTGGTTCCAACTACGACTCGTTGGCTACAGAGCTTGACCTCGTTGGTTATCTCGTTGCTGAAGGTAACCGTCGCATCATCACCTTTGACCCTTGTCAGCAGTCTGAGGGCAAGAACACCTGCAACTTGCCGGCGCAGATGGACGTTCCTTACTTGAAGAACGACAAGCGTGAGATTGTTGGCTGTAACGATTTCCTCGAGAAGCAGGTATTCAAGCGCTATATCGACCGCCTGAAGGAACGCTCTGTTGAGGGCGAGACATACAAGCATCTTATCGTAGAGATTGAGAAGGACATCGCAGCCATCAAGACAGCAGAAGATGCGACCGCCTATATTAAAAAGGTGGAGGAGTACAAGCACGTCGGCAACTCTAAGGCTATAGCCCGAAATAAGTTTGTGGCACGCACAAAGGAGCTTGGCTTGACGTTTGACACCAAGACGAAGACATACTCTGCTCCTGTCGAGGATACCAAGGAAGAGTCTGCACCTACAGCAGAACCAACTAACGAGGAGGGCAAGAACAATGAACAATCAGCAAGCGACAACGCATAAGCACTATTCCGCTTATGCAACGCTTCTTGACAGCTTCCAGTCCTATCTCGATGCGGAGAAGACCTACTACAAATACTTCACTTCCGAAAATCCGAGCGTGACGGTTGATGAATGGTGCGATAAAATGTATATTGACCTCATCAACAAAATCAATCGAGTTCCGTTTACGAGTGAAGCAGCAGATAGAGGTACTGCCTTCAACGAGCTTGTGGATGCGCTGATCAAGAAGCCGCTTGCCGAACGAGTTAAGGAAGACGACATGGAGAGTGAGAACATCACATTCCGTGTTGTCCTCCTCCAAATCAAAGGCAGGCGAAAGACCGACCCGATAACCGAGCGATACGCTTATGAGGTTGTCTTTGACCCCGATAAGGTTCAGAGAGAGCGATGCGTTGGCTTAAAGGACGAGGAGAAGCCTCAACTACGAGAGCCACAGACTTTCAACTTCTTCAAGGATGTAACCGACGAGTTCGTGACATACTACGAAGGTGCTCTACCACAAGTGTTTGTCAAAGGTACGCTTGAGACACATTTCGGAACGATAGACCTTTATGGCTACGCAGACGAACTGCTTCCGTTCTCTTGTCACGACATCAAGACTACCAAGAACTACCATAGCGGTAACTTCAAGGAACATTGGCAGCACATCGTCTATCCGTTTTGTTTGAAACAAATGGGAATGAACATTAGCCACTTTGAGTACAATGTGACTAATTTCAAGGAGACATTCTCCGAGGTATATGTGTTTGAGGAAGAACGTGATATTCCAAAATTGCGTGACATCTGCGAGCGATTTATCCAATTTGTGGAGACGAACCGTGATGTTATCACTGATACCAAGGTTTTTAAATCATTAAACGACAGATAGAAAATGGCAGATAATGTAAATGTAAAATTGGTTGGAAGCATGAACCTCGCCAAGTTGTTGGAGGCAGGTATAATGACCATCCAAGGTACCACTTGCGCCAAACGGTGCTTTGTAAGCCCTCTCGAAGAGAATGACTTCTATGTCAAGGTTGAGGAAAAGACAGCGAGGGACGGAACAAAGTATGTGGATAGAAAGTATTGCATCGGTGTGGAGATTTACGAGCTCCGTGAGCCAGACCAGTATGGCAATACCCATTACATGAAGCTATCCACGAGCAAGCAGTTCATCAACTCTCATACACAAGAGGAAGTGGACGCCAGAAACCATATATACCTCGGCAACCTCAAGCCTGTAGTAATCCCAAGTGATAACCAAGCCTCTACGGTAGACGCTCCAGTTGCGCAAGCCGTGACACGAGAGGATGACGATCTTCCCTTCTAATGGAGAAATTGTCGCTTGTAAAGAATGGCTACGAGGGGACGCAATTAAGCCGTTCCCTCGTAGATACCATCGAGAAGCTGCCCGATGGCAAGTATAACATATACATCGTGAAGAAAGAATACGTTGCCTCTGTTCCGCAGACGCGCCTCTTTTGGATGTGGATGACGTATCTTGAACATTGGAGCGGAGAGTCAAGGGTGAAATGGCACGACCATTACTGTCGTCTTTTCCTTGCTCCAGGACAATGGAGTACGAGAAGCATCAGCTCTGCTGCAATGACTCATTTCCTCAATCAGATACAAGCGGACGCTCTGACGGAATGGAATGTGATGCTTCCGGCTCCTGAAGACCAAGAGATTTATAACGATTTCGTATTAGAATACCAAAACAAGTAAAATTATGGATTTACAGTTATTTCAAGACCTCGCCCCTGCTGAAAGAGAAGAAATGCTTGACGCACAGGCTGATGACGTGACAGAAGAGAACTACTTGCAGCCGTACACCAACGCTGAGAAAGCCCAGCGTCGCGAAGAGTACGTTGCCCTCTCACTCGAAATGAAACAGATTACCGAGGAAGAGGACGAAATGAAGCAACAGTTTAAGGAGCGCAAGGCTCCAGTCAAGAAGTGTATGGACACCGTTCTTGCCAACCTCAAGCAAGGCGGAGAGTATGTGAAAGGCAAGCTCTACCGAATTATAGACCAAGAAGAAAGAGTTGTTGGCCTTTATAATTCAAAAGGTGAGCTTGTGAGTCAGCGTAAGGCTTTGCCAAGCGAGTTGAACTCTCCAACACTCTTTGGTCAGGCACGCACTGTATCACTCAAGACAGGAACCCACGACAACTAACAAATATTATTCACTCACAAAAATCTTAAAAAATGGAAGAGACAAAAGAAAAAGTAGTTTCAGTAAACATCGAGAACTACACAGGTGAAAAACCAATCGAAGTAATTGTTCGCAAGGGTGAGGCAGCTAAGGCTGTCGATCCGTTGCCCGAAAAGGAGCCTTTGTCATGCAACCTCACCGGAACTATCGAAGCGCCCGCCAACTGGCTTGAGAAGCGTGCTGACAAGGTAGATGGTAAGGCAGTGTACGCTGTGGTGGACCGTGAGAAAATCTCCATTGGTCTCGTCGTGAATGAGACAGATGCACGCTACAAGCGTACTATTGTCGGTCAGGCAGAGTTCTCTGATATCTACAATGCTTTCCGCATCAATGTAGCCGATGGCTGGGAGCCGGCTAAACTTGGCCAGTTCATCCGTCTGCACCGTGCCATGTTTGACGACAAGCAGAAGGCGACAGAAATGGTCGCGAAGCTGAAGAACTTCAAGGCAAGGGTAAACTCCAAGTTGGAGAAGCAGCAGGACCGCGACGGAAGCCGTGGCGTTGTTTATCAGCAAGCTGTCCAGAGCGACCTGCCGACCGATTTCAAGGTGAACATTCCTATCTTCAAGGGTAAAGAGAAGCAGCTTGTAGAAGTGGAGATTGACCACTACGTTCAAGGTGCTGATTGCTATCTGCAGCTGTTCTCACCCGAGGCGCTTGATGTCATCGAGGATAGCACTGACAACATCCTCAATACGGAGATTGAGCGTTTGAAGACTGCGGTGCCCGATATTGTAATCATTGAGGGTGCTTTGAATGAGAACGGTATCAAGTAATCGATGGGGTACGTTCTTAGGGATTACCAAGTAAAAGCGAGTGATGCCGCTGTGAAGTTCTTCAATGATAAGAAGAACGAGCGCAACGGCATCCTCGTGCTGCCTACTGGTGCCGGAAAGAGTTTGATTGTTGCGGATATTGCGAGCCGACTACACCAAAATGTTCTCGTGCTTCAGCCGAGCAAGGAAATATTGAAGCAGAACTATGCCAAATACAGAAGTTACGGCTTGGATAACTGCTCGATATACTCAGCCAGCTTTAACAGCAAGGAGATTAGCGAGGTAACATTTGCGACAATCGGCTCAATCATGGCGCACATTGATGACTTTGACCATTTCAAAGCTATCATCATTGATGAGTGTCATGGTGTTAATCCAGTAGAAGGACAGTATGCGACCTTCATCAGAAAGGTTAAGCGTAAAGTTCTCGGCTTGACAGCCACTCCTTACAGACTTGCAACGGCACAAGGCATAGAGACCAAAGACAAGGGCTTTATGCCCAATGGGTCATATAAGACATCGGACTATTTCATTGATGATTTTCATCCAATGCCAGGCGTCACTCTTAAAAACGCTTGTATCTTGAAGTTCATCACGCGAACCCGACCAAGAATATTCCATGATGTGCTTTATGAGGTAAGCATACAAACTTTGCTTCAAAGAGGCTATCTCGCCAATCTGCGCTATTTCGATATGACAACAATCGACACGAGCAGGGTGAAGCGCAACTCCACTGGGCGTGACTACGACGAGCAGTCGCTTTTTGAGGAGTTTTCTCGATGTGGACTTGGTAATCAACTGTCCGACATAGTTAAGAGGCTCCTACACCCAAAGAATGGCGTTCCTCGCAAAGGAATACTTGTGTTCACCCAATTCATCACAGAGAGCGAACAGCTTGCAAGAGAAGTAGAGGGTGTGGCAGTGGTTACTGGAGCGACAAAGAGTAAAGAGCGAGACCGCATACTGGAAGAGTTCAAGAGTGGCAAGATTAAAGTGCTGGCCAACGTAGGCGTTCTGACTACTGGCTTTGATTATCCTAAGCTTGACACTGTTGTAATGGCTCGACCAACTATGTCGCTTGCTATGTGGTATCAGATTGTTGGAAGAGCGATCCGTCCTTTTGAGGGCAAAGACGGTTGGATTGTTGACCTTGGCGAGAACATCAAACGCTTTGGCAAGGTTGGCGATTTGACTTTGAGAGAAGATAAGCCCGGACAATACTACATCAGTGGTGTTGTGAACGGTCAGTACAAACCTTTAACCAACGTATATTTTTATTAATGGCAAATAAGAGAGATACATTCAACAAGCGACTACTCGATGCTATCCGTAAGGGTGGTAACGTTAAGAGTATTCCTGCAAAGACGGTACGCAAGGCTGCTGAAGCTGCTCCATACGAAAGCGACATACAGCAGGCTTGCATTAGGTGGTTTCAGCGCAACTATCCTCAACTGGCGCAAGAGGGAATGTTGTTTCATATCGCCAATGAGGGCATACGCTTGGGCGGCATGGGTGCGAGAGTAAAGCGTGAAGGTGTTGTGAAAGGGGTGGCAGACTTGTGTCTGTCAATACCGATGCACGGCTACGGAGCGTTGTACATTGAAATGAAACGCCCCAACTGCTATCAGCGTCCAGAGCAAAAGGCATGGCAAGCTAATGTCGAAAAATACGGCAGCAAGTATGTCGTATGCAAGTCTGTGGATGAATTCAGCGTAGAGATTAACCGGTATTTATCAAGATAACATGAGGGATTACGGACCTTTATACGGGGTCATAACTGACCAATGGTTTGAAGACGAGCCGACACGCATTGTGTGGTTCGTAAAGCTGCTCAATGCCGTTGATGACGGAGGGGTGGCAACAATGAGTCGTGCCAAGTTTGGTCGGTTGTTCAATTCCACACCAGATGCAGCCTATTACTTCCTTAAACAGCTTGAAAAGCGAAATCTCCTTACACTTGAAATGCACGCAAAATGCACGCAAGTAACCATCTGTAATATAGAGAGTTACGATTATGGCGCACGCAAACAGCACGCAAATAGTACGCAAGAGGACGAGGTTACACGCAATCTGCACGCAAATTACACGCAAACAAATGACTGTAAATCAGAGTGTTATGATAGCTTTACACGCAATCTACACGCAAACAGCACGCAATATGACGAAAATCTAAGAAAAGAAAACAGAAAAGAAACCTCTCTTTCCCCCACACCCCCTATTACTAAAGAAAAGAATAAAGAAAAGAAAGCGCTAACGCTAAGTTCCGCCCCCGACTTTGTCGGAGACGGTTCCACCGAAAACACCAAGGAATTGGAGAAGCAAAAAAGAGCGGAGCAGCGCAAAGCCAAGTCGAATGAAAGGAAGCAGAAAGAGCAGACCCTGGTCCACAAGGCAAGAGGCATCTTTGAAGCCTATTACAGCGAGCTTTATGATGACAGCTACTATTGGACAGCGAAGGACGCAGTTGCGATGAAGCGCCTCATCAAGAAGATAACCTTTGGCCGCACTAACAGAACGAGACCGCTGCCTTGCGACGACGACAGTCTGTTGGAGGCATTGAAGGTCTTTCTCAAGATGATTAACAAGTCATGGATTATGAACAATTTCTCAGTGACCAAGATAGACAGTCAGTACAACGACATCGTGTCTGAAATCAAGAACAAAAACAATTCAGCATATGGGAACAGAAATCAAGCGAGTCAGACAGCCTCAACAACTATCCTCGCTAATCAAGCAGAAAATCTCCTCAATGACATCGCAAAGGCGGATGCTTTGTATTACCGAGGTGAGCAGGGAGGCGATGGTACTCCGTAAAGCCATGAAGCCGTCAGAGATTATATCCGCTTATAGTATCGACCTTCAGACGAGTGCGACCGCAGCCTTTCCTACCATTGACAAGGCAATAGAAATGAAGAGCCCGATGCTCGGTGTGATGTCCGAGGCTTTCCCCGAAACGATAGATCCGAGGAGTGGTGAGATAGTGAAGGATTCGGCAGTTATGTGGATGGAAAGCCAACTGCTTGCCGTGAGCATGTTTTGCGGAGCGAGGGAAAAGATGAATGAATGGCAATCCAAGTCACTCTGTACGCAAATCATCAACGAACACCCGCAGCTTACGCTTATGGAGTTCATTCTATTCTGTTCCCGATTGCGTTCTGCAAGGTACGGAAAGTTCTACGGCTCCATCGACCCTGCTGCCATCCTTGGCTCGCTGGATATGTTTCTCAAAGACCGAAAGGAAGATATATGGAGACGCCAGGACGAAGAAGAGAAGCTACGGAAGGAGCGTGAATACGAAACACAGCGAAGAGAAGCGATTTCATACGAGGAATACCAAAGGCTCAAGGAGGCACGCTCTAAGTCGCTGAAAGTCAGTGAAAAATAATTTGCAAATAAGATAAACTTTTCTTGTTGTTTACTTGCAAATATGATAACTTTTGATTATCTTTGCATTAGCAAATAAGATAAAAAGAGTATCACTTAAAATTCTAAACATTATGGCAAAACTTACATTTAACGAGTTGAAAAAGAAGTTCGGATTTACAGCCAAAAGAACTAAGGCTTACCAAGTTCTTGACGAGTTCGGAGCAAATATAACAAGCCGTGTCAAGGTTATGACAATGGCAGGCGGTTTGTTCGCCATTGATGAATTTGGCATCGATATTACTAACCAAGTTAAATTCGAGCACATCTAATGGCAAAGAAACCGCAGCTTAAACCCAAGGACACGACATCTGTATCTTGTACCGAATGTGACAATTCTACTCTGATGCAGTGGGGCAATGACCCGATAATAGCAGACTGCAGTGCTCATCATTGTCGTGAGGTGGCAAGCCATAGGCGTTCTTGCTCCCAATATGAGCCGGCAAAGCACTTGCCAAAACCGATAAAGCACCTGCAGAAATTTGCAGGTCTGCAAAACAAGAAGAATAAAGGTTAAACCAATAAACAATATAGCAATGGAATTATTCACAAAGTTATCAGAAATTATGGGCGATGGTTGCACATTGGCAGTCACTATCGCCAAGACGAAGAACGGCATGACCGTTAGTGTTCTCCCAGGAAACTCTCTTGTGAAGGATGCAGCGAAAAACAAAATAGCCCCTTTGAACATAAGTGGTTCTGCAAGTGAGCTTGACGAGGGTTTTGTAAACGCCATCATTCAGCCAATATCCACAACAAGCAAGATGTTCGTTGACATGAAGTCGTTTGAGGACTCACAGGCTGCTGCAAAGGAGGCTTCCGAAATGGAAAAGAAAGCTAAAGAGAAAGCAGCAGTTAGCAAGGTTCAGTATGACAAGTGGATGGAGCTTGCTGAACAGAACCGCAAGGAAAGCAAGTACAAAGACGCTCTCACTTGTGCCAAGAAGGCACTCGAAGTAGCAGGAGACGTCGCTGGAGGTCAAGTCAAGACAGACGCTTTTATCAAGAAGGTCAATGACGAGTCGGCTGCAAATCTCTTTGGCGCAGAAGACAAGTCTGATGGCAAGAACATCAAGATTGACATCAAGAAGACACCCAAAGCCTCTGCTGAGGAAGACGTAGACGAGGAAAACGAAGAATAAATAAAAGGAGGATATAATCATGGCATTACAAATCAACAACTACAAGAGAGTATTCAAGCATGGTTCAGCAACACTCGCAGACCCCAATCCGGAAATGTCCCCCGAAGAGGTTATGAATTTCTATTCAAACCAATATCCGGAACTCACAACGAGCAACGTGCATGGTCCGAAAATCGATGGTGACAATGCCGTCTACACTTTCAAGACAACGGTTGGAACTAAGGGGTAATCTATGTATGAACCTAAAATAAGCAAAGAACAATGGCAGCTTTATCAAAACATAGGACGAGTTCTATCACGGGAAGCAGAACAGCTTCACGCCGAAGGAAAGCGTATCACACCAGACGCAATGGGCGCAATCATTTTCTGAATGCCTCATTTGCAAATATCCCTGGCTGTGATATATGTAATGATGAAGCTGTCTTTGTTGTAAAAGATATTAAGCAGAATATCTTAGACCTTCAAGCCGATGTCACAAAGTTCTTCTCTAAATACGGCATTTCCTGCGAGCTACCTACAGTCGTTGGGAACTTCAAAAAAGATGTTCTTGCACTTTACAACCTACTCAAGTCAAACCTTCCCGAAGAAAAATGGAAGGTGGAAGCAGTACAGCAACATGGCGAGGATGGTCCCATCAAGTTCATGGTTTACGATTACGCTGAATTTCCTGAATATACAGTATGGGCAGTACCAATCAAGAAATTGGACGAGGTTGATGACAAAACTCGTAAGTTGCTTGCTCTCACCTTTGCTGTTATGTACCAGAACGATATGTATGAGCTTCCCGAGGATGACTTTGATTTCCAGTACAACCTCGCTCAAAGCGACAACTGTTATCAGCGTGACGAAGATGGAAATATGAAGTATGATGAGGACTTGACTGATTTTTGGGGCGAGGATTATAGGGAAATGGCGGTAAGGTACGTCGAAGGCGATATATCTGAACTCTTCAATGAAATAAAGCAAACGGCAGACTTGCAATACAAGTCTGGCAAGCCACTTAGTGATATGCTTGAAGATATGATTTCCCAGTATCGTGCAGAGAATTACCATAACCCTCATCTGTTGGACCTCATAGAGAATGAACTTGAAATCTGTCGCGAAGATTGGCTATCTGAATACCATATCAGTATGCTGAAGAATGAATTTGGCTACGATTTTGATAATGATGATAGCGAAGAGGATTTTATGGACTTGGCGAGATTATTTTTCTTTTGCTACGATGATGACGATTGCATAACACAAGGAGCAATCGAAATGATAAATGCAGAAGCGTATAATCTTAGCGTCGGGAATATGTATCGCTACTCCTTTATTGACGATGACGATATTGAGGAGAGAATGGAAAGCTCTTTCCCTCAAAGATGGGCAGATGTTAATGACCAACTAATAGCAGAATTAAGAAAATGAGTAAGATAACTAATTTGCTTAACCAAGTATATGAGCCGTTCATGGCAATCATTGCTTATAGAACTACCGACAGTAGAGAGCAGTCGTTTTACTTGGAGCAGCACAAAATATCCAAAAAAGACGGTAGTCTTGGTGTTGGCTTTCCTTTACGCCAAAAGACCATAACGAACTTGTTTGATGCGCTGTCACGCACTAACAAGCAACTTGACAGCAGTCTTTATGGCGTTGTACCCGAGAATGTGTTGTATTGTGACACAAGAGTTGGAAACGAGAAACTTGTTTGGTACCGGAAGCCAGAGGTTCGTAAGCTGTTCTTTACAAAGAGTCTTGAAATACCAGATGGAGATATGCGAGTCCCAGGTCTTGTGTATGTTGCAAGTGGCAAGCAGCTTCGAGTGTTGGCGTTCAAGGGTAACAAACCCAAGAGTGTTCTGTATCTCGCTCCATTCATGAATACTGATTCCAGCCATGTCTGTCTCGGCAACTCAAAAGTCAAGACTCCCGATGAAAGGACATTTACCAATGTTATAAATTATTGGGAAACAATGTTTTGGCAGTCAGAGTTTTCGCACATTCTTGGCGAGAACCCTTGCCTTGGCAACCTTGCTACGATAACAAAAGATTGCATACTTAATGGGAAGCCCTTCCCCGACAATATGCTCAAACAAGCTAAATGCAAATTACAAGATTTACTACGATGAAGAAGATACACTATACGGAAAATTATCTACTTGCACCAGTTCATCCCATTGAGGTGAACTTGATAGGAGCAGGAGGTACTGGAAGCCAAGTTTTGACTTCGCTTGCGAGGATCAACTGCGCTCTAATACAGCTGGGACACCCTGGACTTCATGTAACCGTCATTGATGATGATGTTGTAACACCGTCAAATCTTGGTCGTCAGTTATTCGCACCAACGGAAATTGGCTTGAATAAAGCATTTGTACTAACAACACGAATCAACCGCTTCTTCGGTCTTGATTGGAATGCTGTTCGTGAGCAATATCCATACGAGAGTTGTGCTACCGCCAATATAACCATAACGTGTGTTGACAATGTGAAGGCTCGCATAGAGATTGGCAAATATCTCCGCAAGAACAAGAATGGCAGCGCAGGTGATAAAGACTATACTATGCCATACTACTGGCTCGATTTTGGTAACACTACAGATACTGGCCAGGTCGTTCTCGGTACAATAAACCCAGTCAAGCAGCCAAAGAAACGCAAAATAGAGTCTTCGGGTACACTTAAATGTGTTGACGAGCTTTTCGACCTCAGTGAAGTCAAGGACGAGGATAGTGGTCCGTCTTGCTCGCTTGCAGAAGCCTTGCGCAAGCAGGATTTGTTCATCAACTCAACCATTGCGCAGCTTGGCTGCAATATCTTGTGGAAGCTCTTCAGTGGCTCCATCGAGAACCATGGAGCGTTCCTCAATCTGAAAAACCAAAGAACAAACCCTATAACCATTCAATAGCTATGAATACGAATAAACCTTGCTTTGCCTCAAGTAATGCCTTGATGTTGTGGCAGGAGGAGAACTGCTTGTGCTGCAAGAAAGCCGTGTGGTATAATCAACGGCTTAAGAAGATGCCGCAGTATCGTTGTGCCGTTCAGCGACAAATAGAGGAACAATCTGCTGGCGAGGAGTGTGTGACGGACAGAACCTACAATGCAACGAGAGAAAAACACTGCCCATTCTTCAAGCCAAAGGACGAGAATGTGGAACAGAAAGCAGAAGTGCTTGATTTCTCCAAGGGTGAGTCGTTGATTAGCGAAACCTCGGTACAAGATGATGAAAATTTTACGCAGCCTCAACAAAAGGCAGAAGAACAGCCAAGGAAATGCGTAAAATCTGATGCACACCCCGATGCTGCACTCTTGAAACTGTCCCGAGAAACAGGTGTGCAGTATGAGGCGTTGAAAGATGCAGAACGTAGAATGTTCGAGACAATCACGGCGAAAGCGGAGCTGCCTCCAATCTTCCATGAGGATAAGTTCAAGAAGCAAATCAAGGACGACACACACCTTATGCTCGAAACATTCACATGGAAAGAGAACATGATGATAGCTTTCGTTCCGCTTGTCATCAGCCACCTTGCGTGGATCTACGCGGAGAAAGTCCGAAGCTATTGTGCAGAGCAGCGCATTCCGGAGACGGTGAAGTTGTCGAGGGCGGTGAAGCACGTCTGGAATGAGTACCAGGACTCTCTTAAAAAAGACCTTGATGCTCGCCACATTGAACGTATCAACAAGCAGACGGAGCAGTTTCATAATCTCTACGCCAACGACTTCACTATTCTGTGGTACTGCGTGGATAGTGAGTACAAAAAAGAATATCCCGATGATGATTTGCGGAATATGCACGTTGACGCTTTCGTGTCTATCCTCATGTGTCGTTTCCTCGTAGACCACAACAAACGCATGGATAAGATAATAGAGGCGAAGCTGGGATTTGCGCAGAGCATCAAGAACCCGTATATAGACAAGCTGGAAACGTGTATGGATGCTTATTGTGGAAACTACACGATAATGAACACGCCTAATATTGATGCGTGTTTGAGAATTTTACAGAAGAACATCAACGACATTGACTTTGAGGTCGATGACAGTGAACCGAAATAATATGGAAGCTAACAATACAAAAAAAATTGAGGGAAGCTGGAAATTTGATGAGAGCGTAGCCGAGGTGTTCACGGATATGCTCTCGCGCTCCATTCCTGGTTATGATAATATGCGTGAACTGATGTTTAGGATGGCGAGGAATTTCCTGCGTCCGCACTCAAACGTTCTTGATATAGGTTGCTCGACGGGGTTGTCAAGCAAAGAACTTGTAGAATGTGAGGAAGCAGAAATGTGCGATTTTACCCTCATTGATGTCAGCGAGCCGATGCTTCAGCGTTGCCAAAAGCTCTATCAAAAAGACAGAAGGGTTGATGTTCGCAAATGGGACATTAGAGAGGGTTGTCCAGTGCAGTGTTGCTCTGTTGTCTTGTCATGTCTCACGCTGCAATTTGTGCCGATGGAGTATCGACAGAATGTCATCAGCAGTATCTATAACTCGCTACAGCGTGAAGGGGCTTTGTTTCTTGTGGAAAAGGTTATTGGCAATTCAAGTGTAATTGACGATGTAATGGTGAAAGAATACTACAATATCAAAAAGGAGAACGCCTATACCGAGGAGCAGATAAGCGATAAGCGAAAAGCCCTTGCCGGCACGCTCGTACCGCTCACTTCTGATTGGAATAAGTCCATGCTTCGTACAGCAGGCTTCACAAAGGTTGATACGTTTTGGCGATACCTCAATTTCTGTGGCTTAATAGCAGTGAAAAATTAATTGCAAATAAGATAAACTTTTCTTGCTAAATACTTGCATATATGATAATAAATCACTATCTTTGTAATGCAAATAAGATAAATAAGTAATCACTTAAAACTCTAAACATTATGAAGATTATAGAAGTAGTAATTGGTAACGACCTTAACGAAGAGAACGAGGTCATCTTCAATGAATTTATGGATGAATTCGCAGAGTATATCGTTATGCAGTCAGGTCCACAGACCGTATTGCTCGGTGAAAACATCTTCGCTAATGAAGAGGAAATCACAGAGAAAATGAGAGTATGGCTCGGTTCTAAAGGTATCGACGAAGACTCTTGGGGGTTACAGTAAATTATTCATTTGGTTGCTCAGTGTTTGCTGGGCAACCTCAAAAACACAATCAAAATGAAAGAGCTTATTAACAAAATGAACAATAGAGCGAGAAAGACTTGGAACCAAGTTCGCATGTCGTTCAACATGGAAGATACTGACGAGGACTACAAGCAGTGGAAAGAGGAGACGGAGGGCATCCGTGAAGAAGAGGGTGATGAAGGACTTTACGAGATCTGCCGCATGGAGGGTATCGAGGTCTCCGATTTGGAAAATCTATTGTGGTACGCATTTGAATAAAAAGTAATGGCAATCAATTTCAAGAAACTCAATTCGCAGATAAAGCCTCTGAAGCCGGAGGCTCGCAAGACAGGTTACATCTTCCTCGCTACCCGTGAGCAGGAAAATAATTTTATAGACACTGTAGTTTCCATTGGTAGCAAGCGCAGACTTGTTTCCTTCCTTGTAAGCCTCATTAAAAATGATGAGGATTGGTATAACGAATTCAAATTATAATTTTATGACGATAGGAATAATAGTAGCAATGGACAAGGAGTATGAGGCAATCGTAAAAGCATGGTTGCCTAATGCTCCTTTATCTCGTAATGAGAGAGTTATTAAGGGGTGTCGTATGATACGACTTTACCCAAGTGAAGAAAATGAAGTTGTGTTAGTTAGGGGTGGTATTGGTAAAGTGAACGCAGCAATAGCGACCTTAGAACTTGTTTCCGAAAAGGTAGACTGTATTATCAGTAGCGGAGTTGCAGGGGGTATTTGTGCTTCCTTAAAGCCGGGACAAACTGTCATTGGACTGCAGTACTGCTATCATGATGTGTATTGTGGGAAAGAGGTAGAGAAGGGTCAAGTGCAAGGAGAACCGAAATTCTTTCGTGCCGATGATGAGCTTGTTAAAATTGCGAGTTCGTTTAATGTCACCAACATTATTGCAGGAACAGTTGTAAGCGGTGACCAGTTTATTGACTCCAAGCAGGCTGTGGGTAAAATCATTGATGAACATCCTTACGCTATTGCTGTTGATATGGAGTCTTGCGCCATTGCACAAGTTTGTTCCACTCTTGGTATGCCGTTCATTTCTTTCCGTATGCTCAGCGATGTTGTTCTTAATCCTGCAGCAAAGTGTTATGAAGATTTTTGGGACAAAGCACCGTTGCAGATGGCATCCAATACTATGCGATTTGTGATGAAAGTGATTAACGAATACAAACCATTTTAGTTATGAACAAAATATTGTTTAACTACAATTACGGAATGGAAGCTGCGGCAATAACCGGAACCAAAACGCAGCTTCGGCGTGTAATCAAGTTTAAGGACTTCGGCAGCAGAGTAGTACGATACACTCCTCTTCCTGGCACAAAGGGCTCTGCACGCTACCATTTGGAAGACGGAAGGAAAGTTGTTGACTATGAAACTTTATCCACCTACCGCTTAGGAGAAATTGTAGCCATTGGTCAATCGTATGCTGATGTAAAAGCATATTACGAAGGAAAAAGGTTACTTGACAGTGAGGAGTATAAGGCGTTCATCAAGGAAGTCGAGGGCGCAAACAAAGAGTATTTCAATGCTGGACGCAAAGATAAGTTTCTTGTAAAGCCGCACCTCATGCCGCACCATATTCGTATTCTGTCTGTGCGTACACAGCGTTTGCAGGATATAACGGAAGAAGAATGTCTTGCAGAGGGTATCCTAAAAGAAGAACTGCAAGGAGAAACAAAATATTACATCGAGGACAGTAATACTGGCGGACGCTGTTATTTTAAGACAGCTCGGGATGCTTTCGCTTTCTTCATGTCACAGACGGAAAAGAATATGCGGAACGTATGGGTAAAGAATCCTCCTGTCTATGTTTACACCTTTGAGACCATTGATTGAAAATATGGCAAAAAAGTTTCTTATAATTCAACTGACGGAGAGCGACAAAGCTGATATTGTTCGTATGAGAAAAGAAGGCTCTACGCTTAGAGAGATTGCAGAGTATATCGGATGCGCAATTAATACTGTCGTTTACCATTTGCGCAAAACTGGGATTTTCAAACAGCAAAGATGGACTGATGACGAGACCATTATTATGATAACGATGTATAATGATGGTGTGACCTGCGCCGAAATTGGTAAGCGCCTTAATCGGACAAAGGATAATGTTGCCCATCGTATCTCTTATCTTAGAAAATTAGGAAACAAGAACATTAAATACAGAAAGTAATATGGCAATATTAATGGAAGAAAGCTACTGGCGTAATTCCCATTTGTCCGTAGCAAAGTATTACGGTGGTGTCAACATCAACGTGGCTGGCAAAACGAGAGAGTATCTTATCGTAAACAAAGAAGGCATAACATTGCAAGAGCTGTCAGATCCAAGCAGTAAACATTATGTTGGAGACGAAAATATGGCAATTCCTCCTGGAGAACCTGTAGATTTGATAGATAAAGAATTTATCAAATACTACAAGATGTTGGGAAGAGACAAGTTTATCTCGATTTTGAAGGAGCATAACCTATCATCAATTCCCGAGTTGAAGAAAATTTTTGCTTCTGCCCAATAAAATTAAAAAGGCTACTGTCCTCACGGATGGTAGCCTTAAATGCAAATAAGATAAATACATCACTAAAAGCAACTAAACATTGATGCCCGATAGGGATAAACCTAAAAACATAAATGTTAATTACCCAAGTTTAGTAATTATCATACCGCAAAGATAGGCAAAAGAAACCGCATAGTCTGCGAATTTACAAAGAAGTTATCAAAATACTAAGCAAAACTAATCAAAAGTAGTAGAAATCATTATATTATACTTATCTTTGCAGTTGGTTCCATAATACATTAATAGCAATAAACAATGAGTGAAAAGTTTGATATTCGGAAACTGTCAGTGAACCCTGAAAATCCAAGAACTGCAAGTGAGTTTATGGAGGGTAAATTGATAGAAAGCATTTTGGTCTTTCCAAAGATGCTTGAGGTGCGCCCAATAGTGGTCAATAAAGAAAACACAGTTCTTGGTGGCAATATGCGATTAGCTATGCTTAAAAGAATTGTCGAAATGGACAATGACGAAATCGAGGACTACCTTTTCAATCAAAAAAAGTTTCGTCTTATGCCAAATTCGGGGAAAGAAGACCTGAAAAAGTTCTGGGCTGATTTCAAGAAAAAGCCTATTGTCCCGATAAGAAGAGCTGAGAACTTCACGGACAATGAAGAGCATGAGTTCTTAATCAAAGACAACCTTCATTATGGTGAGGACGATGTTGATATTCTGAAGCATAATTTTGACAGAGAGTCTATCAGCGATTACACAGGAAGCGTTCCTTGGAATCTGTATGACTATGACGATAAAATGAATGATAAAGAGCTCAATCTTACCAAAAAGTTCCCGGAACATTTTAAGTGTGGTTATGTAGATTGTCAAATGACAAATGCTGAGTACGAAGCATTGTGTAAGTTATTTGCTGAGTATCTCGAGCAGCACGACGGAAATGGTGACGGATTCTTATCTTTCTTACTCTCATAAAAAACAAATGATATGAAAATCAAAATAGAAGAACTGGTTATTAATCCGATTAATCCACGGAAAATCAGAATAGAACAAAAGCGTCGTTTACAGCAGAGTATTATGCTGTTCCCGAAGATGCTGGGAATACGCGATATAATTGTAAACAAAGAGAATGTTGTCCTTGCAGGAAATCAAAGAACTTCCGTACTTAAGGAGATTATCAACACGACTCCGCTTGACTGGATGGTGGTACTCCAAGAGAATGAGAAGTGGACCACAATGACAGAGAAGGAGCGCGAGTGCGTTTTGGACTATTGGAAAAAGTGGACTGAAAATCCTGAAGTCGAAGTGTCTGTCGCTGAATTATCTGCAGAAGAAGAAAAAGAACTCATTATCAAAGACAACCAGGAGTATGGTGAGTTTGATTTCGACTCTCTCCGTCATATTTATGATGATGTAAACCTCATAAACTTTGGTATGGACGAGGGGCTTTTCTATAATCCTGACGAGGATGACACTGTTACCACTAAAATCAAAGGATCGACACCTAAAAAGATAGATATGTTGTCATTTGGTAAAAACGGTTGTGCGGTCACAAAGGAAGAGTACGACATACTTGTAAAGTCATACAATGACTATATTGACATGATGGGTGTAAATTACGGGTATGTAAAGTCCTTGCTTGAGCGAAAAGGTGTTCATGTTATGAATGTAACGGTAGAGCAGGACCCAAGCGAAGAATTACCAATATAAATATAAACGATATGGAAACAGTAAAGTTTAAGGACATCAAGCCGGCGGCATATAACCCAAGGCGAATTACGGAAACAGCCTTCAAGGAACTGCAAGGCAGTCTCAAGACATTGGGATTTATACTTCCAATCATTGTGAACAAAGACAACATGACCATTGTTGCTGGCCACCAAAGAACAAAGGCTGCCACAGCTATTGGTCTCGAAGAGGCTCCATGTTATTATGTCTCCGGCATTGACATTGAGTCTGAGATTATGTTCAACCAAATTCATAATGGTGTAGAGCTGGAGCCATCAGAGCACAGTATCTGTTTAAAGCCGAGAGAGACGGGCAAATTCTATGATGATATCCCAGTAGAGGATTTTGAGATTAAGGATTGCGTTGCTTCTGTAGTAAAGGATATGTGCCAGCTTATGGTTCGCTATGGTGACGCTCTCTGCGTTATTGTAATAGGCAATGAAGTCGTTTTCGGCAACAACTATTTGCAGGCTGCAAAGGCAACAGGCTTTAAGGTGCACGCATATTTCCTGGATGAAAGCTACCGCGCTATGTTTGATTATTATTTCAAACAAGATTATGGCGTTTTTAACTACGAACATATAGAGCGTGAAGACTTTGTTCAAGGTTTGGCACAGCCTCCACGTCATGGCGGCATAGACTGGTCCGTTCTATATCGTGAGATAGTTCCTTACCTCACAAGCGATGAAGTTGACCGAAAGAAAGTGCAGATTCTTGATTTTGGCTGCGGTAAAGCAATGTTTATAACGAAGCTCCGTAAGACACTCAATTTCAAAAACGCTATAGGACTGGAGTTTTTTAATCACAACACCAAAGGTATTTCGATTGAGAAAGGTAACGAAATGATTGACAACTTCATTGCTACAATAAAGGCTAACGGCAAGTTTGACGTGACTATCTGTGATGCGGTTGTTAATTCGGTAAATACACAAGAGGCAGAAGATGCTGTATTTGCTTGTCTTAATCTCTTTACGAAAATGGGAGGTCGCATTTATGCTTCCGGTCGCTCCATGGAGTTTGCGAAGAAAGAGCTGAACCTAAAGCGCAACTCATCAGACTACATCACGGTTAAATTCTTTGATGAGAACGGTCTCACGGCCATTATGCGTGAAGGTCAATGGTTCTTCCAAAAGTTCCTCACTCAAGAGAATGTAGATAAAATCCTTGAGCGATATGGTTTCAAGACCTTTATGCGCTACCACAAGAGCGGTTATTGGGGTTTCGGAGCTTTCAAAACAAAAGAGTTGACCAACGAGGAGTATGCGGCAGCAGTAGATTACGAATTCAACCTCAAGCTGCCTAACAACAAGTCTTACAATCGCCACGAAGAAGTCAAGGAACTTTTCGGCTTAACAAACAAGTAATTATGGAGTATGTCAAGTTCACCGATATAAAGCCTGCCGATTACAATCCACGACGGATAAGTGATAGCGCTTTTGCAGAACTGAAGGGGAGCCTTAAAACCCTTGGGTTCATCCTTCCTATTATTGTGAATAGGGAGAATATGACCATTGTGGCAGGACATCAGCGGACAAAGGCGGCAATGGCTATTGGCTTGACAGAAGCGCCATGTTATTATGTGTCGGGTATCGACATTGAGTCAGAGGTAAGGTTTAACCAAGTACATAATGGAATAGAACTGGAGCCAGACATTCACAGCGAATGCTTAAATGTCAGGGCGCCAGGATTCTATGACGACATTTCTGCAGAAGACTTTATAATTAAGGATTCTAAAGCGACTATCGTAAAGGATATGTGTCAGCTTATGGTAAATTATGGTAATGCTTTGTGCGCTATCGTAATCGGGAGCGAATGTGTGTTTGGTAATAATTACATCAAGGCTGCAAAGATTACCGGTATGCCGATTCATTGCTGTTTCGTAGAGGAAAGCAAGAGATCGATGTTTGAGTACTATTTCAAGCAGGACTATGGAGTATTCTCATACGACCACATTGAGCGAGGAGATTTCGTTCAAGGGCTTGCCCAACCGCCGAGACTAAAGGTTTTGCCTTGGTCTTGTCTTTACGAAATTGCAGTTCCTCATCTTCAAAATGAGGACAGAAAGAGCGTGAAGGTTTTCGACTTTGGTTGCGGGAAAGCTCAATACATAACCAAGCTACATAAGCAACTTGGTTATAGAAACGCCATAGGTCTTGAGTTCTTTAACCATAATACAGTTGGAATATCCGTAGAGCATGGTCAAGAAATGGTTGATGATTTCATCGCTTTTGTTAAAGCCAATGGCAAGTTTGATTATGTCATTTGTGATGCAGTTATCAATTCCGTAAATACTCAAGAGGCGGAGGACGCTGTATTAATGTGTCTTAACCTCTTCTGCAAAATGGGAGGAAAGATTTTCATAAGTGGAAGAAACCTTGAGTATATGAAACAGCAGACCGAGGCTAATCGAAACACAACGCCTATGATGAGCATCAACTTCTTTGACGAGAATGGATTGACTGCCATAATGAAGCAAGGGCAATGGTTCTTTCAAAAGTTCTTGACCGATGAAGATGTGGATAAAATAATCAAACGAATGGGCTTCGATGTTTTTGTTCGCAAAAAAAGTAGTGGTTATTTCTTCATTGGAGCGTACAAGACCAAGGATTTCCCCAAGGAGGAATACGCTAAGGCTGTCGATTATGAGTTCAATCTAAAGCTACCGAACAACCGACGATACAACCGACATGGTGATGTTAAAGAGCTGTTTGGGCTTATATAGCGAAGGACTTGCAAATAAGATAAATAAAGCATTGTTAAAACTTGCATATTTGATAAGATTTTACTATCTTTGTAGTGGGCAAGATAAAAAATCAACCCCACAAAGTAGTTTAATTAATCAAAGATAAAATGGTAGAAATTAAGTATGCCGAAATGAAGGGAGTGTATAAAATCCTTTGGCTGCGTTATATCTACGGAGTCGATTTGACCAATCATTGTATGAAATCACTGCTTGGTCATAATGACAAAAGAGTGCGCGGTTATATGAAATATCTACATGACCTCAAGTTAGAGGAGGCGCGATGGTATTACCTCTGTGGCGTGGATCAGAATTTCATTTGGGAGAAGAACCTCCACCTTGCATTTGTGGAAAGCGCAGGGTCGGAAATAATTCTCGACAATGAATTTATCAGGTGCCATATCGTAAATGCCCGTCAAGTCAAAATTGACAACACGAGTATCAACTGGAGCCTGCCTCAAGCAAGAAACAAATTGTTTAACACGTGTCGAAACTGGTGGTTCGCTAACTGGCTTGCCAAACGGGGAGCTTACCAAGCGGTCGAACAGAAGACACTATTTGATGATTACTGATTAGTATGAAACCATCACTTGATGAATTTCAGGAACTCTTACGGAAGAGTGGCGGTAACCTCACAAAGGCTGCACAGCTTTTGGGGGTTACTCGTCAAACCGTATGGGGTTGGACAAAACAAGACGCGTCATTCAAAGAGGCGCTTGAAAGCGAACGAAAGAGGGTGTTCGACAAATGTCTTGACGTGGCATATGCGGTAGCTATGGGTGTGCCGAGGATTGACCCCAAAACCCAAATGATGACAGGTTGGGAGGAAAAGCCAGACTCACAAATGCTACGCTATCTCCTTTCGACATTAGGTCGCGATGAGGGATTTGGCGAAAAGCATGATGTCAATATAGAAAACCCATTGCCTACAGCTATTAATATTGTTGTGTCACCAAAGAAAAAACCAGGAGACGCAGAATGACAAACAGCATATACATTAGCAAGACGGCAAAGTGTTACAAGATAATGTCAGACAATAGTCCTGCTGTACTCCTGTTCATACGCAAGATTCCATCTGCAGTATATAATGCGACAGACAAATGCTGGGATGTAAATATAAAGGACGCCATCTTTGTCCGTCATCTTGGGGAATATCTAAAAGAAAGGGGAATTGTTAAGGATGTTATCTTTCAAGAGAGCCTCGAAGACGTGAATGTATGGGCGGACAACATGCCCGACCTTGCATATCCGTACAAATTAAAATTTGAACCATACGATTATCAAAAGAAAGGCATCCAGTATATGGTTGAGCACAAACGAACGTTCAATGGCGATGACATGGGCCTTGGAAAGACCTTTCAAAGTATCGCAGCCGTGAGTATTGCAAAAGCATACCCATGCCTTGTCGTGTGTCCTGCAGCCATGAAGATGACCTGGAAGCGAGAATTCATGAAATTCATCGGCAAGAATGCCGTAATCCTCGACAACGATAACAAAGACAACTGGCAACAGATGTTCATTACGGGAACGTGCAATGTGTTCATCACAAATTACGAGTCCGTGAAAAAGTTTTTCATCCGCAGAATTAAAGGGAATCGCATCTCTGTCAAAAATCTCGTAGTAGACCAGAGAGCATCAATATTCAAGACCGTCATAATAGATGAGAGTCACAGAGTAAAGAACTCTTCGTGTCATTACGCAAAATATCTCGAAGCTATATGCAAAGGAAAAGAGTATGTTTTTATGCTTACTGGCACACCTGTAGTAACGAGAGTCCGAGACCTTGTGCAGCAGTTGAAGGTTATGGGGCGTATTGACGACTTTGGTGGAGCAACGCGCTTCATTAGCAGGTTTTGCTCATCCTCTGTGACAAATGAAGAACTCGGATTGCTAAACTCTTTGTTATGGCGCACTTGTTACTTCCGGAGAGAAAAGACACTCGTGCTTAAAGAACTCCCCGAAAAAATACGGCAATATTATTCTTGTGAGCTTACGAACAGAAAGGAATATGACTCTGCCGAACAAGACCTTGCCCGATATTTGAAAAAATACAAAGATGCTTCAGATGATAAGCTAAAGACATTAATCGCAAATGAGGCGATAGTCAAGATTGGCGTACTGAGACAAATATCAGCAGAAGGGAAAATCAGCGAGGCTAAGAAAATCATAGCCGACTATATCTCAGCTCAAAAGAAAGTCATTGTCTTTACAGCACATAAGAGCATTGCATCCAAAATCAAGCAGTCTTTCCCTGATGCTGTAACAGTTACCGGTTCCGATAGCCCCGAACAAAAGCAAAAGAGTGTTGATAGCTTCCAGAATGACACGGAGTGCAAAGTCATCATTGTGAACATCCAAAGCGGAGGAGTTGGGATTACCCTAACAGCTGCATCTGATGTGCTCTTCGTGGAAATGCCTTGGACCTCGGCTGATTGTGACCAATGCGAATGCAGAGCTCACAGAAACGGTCAAAAGAATGTGGTCACTTGTGTGTATCTCCTTGGAAAGAATACGTTTGACGAGCGGATGTATGATTTGATTCAAAAAGAGCGCTCAACATCATCCATTATCACTGGTGCTGTAAACGATACGAGAGAGCAGATAATCACACGGATGACAGAGTTGTTGAATGTAAGCTAATAAGCTGATAATCAGCAAACAATTATAAAAGTATGAACATCTATAAAATTAACAAATTTAACAGTCCCACAAAAGGAGTATGGAAGTCACCGTTGAAGTCTTTGACAAACAGGCTCAAGCTTTGGAGTACCTCTCAGAAAATAATGAAGAGGTATCGGAGGTTCTGTATGGTGGTGGCGCCCGTGGCGGCAAGTGCCTCGGCAAGGGTACGAAGGTCAGAATGTACGACCTGTCTGTGAAGTCCGTTGAGGATATTGCCGTTGGTGATGTCCTCATGGGGGACGACGGTACGCCGAGACACGTCCTGTCTGTAAGCACGGGTGTCGAGCAGATGTATTGGGTTCGCCAACGTAACGGAATGGATTATCGGGTGAACGAGAGTCATATCTTATCGTTGCGCCATGAGCGGAGAAAGGCCAAGACACATCGGGAGAACGGACGAAAGATAGTCGATCAATGCGAAAAGGTGTGGGAGACGGTTAACGTCTCGGTACGTGATTATCTTGTCAAGTCTGGAAAATTCAAGAAGGAAACCAAGGGTTACCGCTCATTCGGGATGAACTTTGACGAGCAGTGTGTACCACTTGATCCATATTTTCTCGGTGTATGGCTTGGCGACGGAACCTCATGCCGTACAGATATAACATTCAACAGCCGTGATAGTGTAATCAAGGATTATTGTCACGGAGTGGCTAAGGAATATGGATGTAATCCGTACAAAAGAGCCAATCGGGCGAGCGGTTGCGAAACTTTCGCATACACGACAGGCAAGAAGAATATGAAGAACAGGCTGCTGGATAGTTTACGCGAGGTTGGTGTCTTGAACAACAAGCACATTCCAAACGTGTATATCAAGAATAGCCGTGCTGTCCGCCTACAGCTCCTTGCCGGTCTGATTGACACAGACGGGTATCTACATAACGGATGCTACGAAATCACGACGAAATATCCTCTGCTGAAAGAAGGACTTGTGAACCTTTGTGGCACGTTAGGGTTTGTCACGCGATGCAAGGACAAATATGTGAATGGAAAGAGATATGACAGAATTGTCATTATCGGCAACAGCTTGAACGAAATTCCCTGCAAGGTGGAGCGCAAGAAATGTGGACCACGAAAGCATTACCAAAATGCCAACCATACAGGGATTGTGGTAGAGAAAGACACAGTCGATGAGTATTACGGCTTCACGATAGACGGCAATCATTTGTTCTGTCTTGAGGATTACACCGTTACCCACAATACGTTCCTTGGTTGCTTGTGGCAGACTCTTCGAAGGATAAATATGCCAGGGTCGGTCGGTCTTGTTTGCCGTGAGGAGTCGGTAAAACTGAAAGATACGACCATCGTCACGTTCTTTGAAGTATTGTCCTTGCTGCATTACACATCAGCGGTAGACTACAACGCCACCCGACTGACGGCAACTTTTAGTAATGGAAGTGTTATATACTTTCGTGACTTGAAGTTCCTTCCCAAAGACCCTGAGTTCGATAGACTGGGTTCACTCGGTATCACAGACCTCTTTGTTGACGAGGCGCAGCAGGTGTGTGAAAAAGCCATTTCCGTGTTGAAAGGACGTTTTTCTGTCTTGAACGGAAAACGAACTGACGGTTCAACTTGGCATACGGTGCCAAAGGCTCTCTACACTTGTAACCCAAGGCGCAACTGGATATATAATGATTTCGTCAAGCCTGCCAAAACAGGAACTCTTAAGGAGTATAGGCGTTTTATAAAATCACTTCCAGTGGACAATCCGCATATAGACCAGGCGTATATCGACAACCTATTAAGAGCAGACCCTATCACGGTTCAGCGTCTTTACTTTGGTAACTTCGAGTACGATGACGACCCTGCCACCTTGTGCGACTTTGATGCCATTAGTGATTTGTTTCATAACGAACACATATTGCCGACTGGCGGAAGAAGCTGTGCTGCGGATATAGCGGGTAAGGGACACGATAGATTTGTCTGCGTAACGTGGGTTGGAAACGTGGCTACAATAGCGGTTGATGAAGAGTATTCTCCAGGCAAGGAGGTAGAAACGACTCTTAAAGAGTTGATGATAAAGGAAAAGATACCTCGCTCGCTTACAATTGTGGATGCGGATGGCGTAGGTTCATTTTTGGAGTCATACCTAAATGGAATAAAGGAATTTCATGGAGGCAGCCACCCCTTAGACAGGGAGAGATACACAAACCTTCGCGCCGAGTGCTATTTCAAATTAGCCGAGTTGATAAACGCCAGGAAGATACGCATCATTTGCACGGCAGAACAAAGGGAGCGCATACAAGACGAGCTTGGTGCCTTAAAGCAGGCTGACATCGATAATGACACAGCAAAAAAAGGCATCATAAAAAAGGAAGTAATGAAGGCTATCCTCGGCCACTCTCCTGACTATATGGATGCCTTGATGATGTCGATGTTCTTCCGTCGAAGCAAGCCGACTACAGGAGCAAAAGTCAAAGTAAAAGTAAGAAAAGAATAATACAATACGATTATGGTTATAACAATAAGAGAAAAAATCTTCCTTCGCATGAAGGAACTTGGTGTTAAGAACAGAGCTGTTTGTGTCGACCTCAATTTTAAGGAGCAGAATTTCTCTGCGTTTCTGAATGGTCGCCGCACGCTTCCGTATGATGACCTTGAGAAACTGTGCATGTATCTCGGCCTTACTCTTGAAAGCAAAGAAAAGGAGGAATAATTATGATAGTCATTAAGAACAGCATTATACCAATCAAGGGCTTCAAAGCCCTGTTCTTCTTCGGTGTTCTGTTTGTACGGAACGACTTGAAGAAAGGCATCAGCTATGTGGACTTGAACCACGAGCGCATCCATTCAAAGCAATGTATCGAACTCCTTGGCGTGTTCTTCTACCTTTGGTACATCATTGAGTATCTGATACGTTTGCCTCTGTGTGATTTCGATACTCATACTGCCTACCGAAGCATCTGCTTTGAGCAAGAGGCGTACAAAAACCAGGAAGATTTGGAATATCCGAAAAAGCGCAAGCATTTTGCTTGGCTTAAATATGTAATTAACAAATAAACGAATAATATATATGTTCAGAGAGAAAATTAAGATGGCGATTGGAGCCAAGAACCTCCGAGTCTGCCAAGTGGCTACAGAATGTGGGATTGTAAGTACAAGCCTGTCATCGTACCTCAACGGCTCCCGAGGTTTGAAATACGACCAACTGGAGAAACTTGTGGCATATTTGGGGCTTACACTTAACCCCAAGAAGGCTTTCCATTTCCATTCGAATTTCATAGAGCAGCAGGAGGCAGAGCGTGAAGCTAAGATTGCTGCACGGCAAAACGAATGAACGACAACGTTCAGTAAAACCTAAATGCAAATAAGATAATTATCGCTAATAATAGCTAAGTTTGTCCGATATGAAGAAGAACAAATCACGATACAAGAAGCATAATGGTGACGAGTGCTCCTATAAGGACTTTCTTGTAATGCTTCCGTGCTGTGCTGAAAAGGTGCAGAAGGATTTACTTGAAAGGCTAAATGCGCAGCCTCGCCCTTCTTTTCTTTGTGGCGTTGAGGTCCCTAAAAACCTCAATGCTTTGTCGTATGGCACGCTTGACGACCTGCGTAGTGCAACTGCTGCAGAAGATCCGATAAGCGAATGTGTGCGCATCCTCCTTGGCATCAGCTCAGTGGACCTTATGGACGCTGATGTAAACGATGTGTTTGGCTTCCTCTCGTTTGTCAAAGAAGAACTGAAGAGAATAAACAAGCTGTTCGGAGACATCAAGCAGACATATTCCAAAGAGGAAGAAGCTGCCGGCGTTCGTGATTTGGACTTTGGCAGCTTCGGTGTCCTTGACTGGTATGCAAGACGAATGGGCATTACCAATCAGAATGATGTGCGCGATGTCGCTTGGGTTCGTATCTACCAGTGTATGAAGAACGACAATATGCAATCCGAGTTTGAGAGAAGGCTTCACAAGCAGTATATGAACAATAACAAAGTTAGGAAGCGTTGATATGGGAAATACAGAATTAAAAGGTACAGCCAGATACGGAACCGTTGAACAGAAGATACGCTCCATCGTTGAAAGCCTGGAAGGCGTCGCCTATATGTTCAAGAACTGGTCACAAGCCAACGATGAGATAGACCACATCGATGGACCTACCATCATCTATGTTCTTCCTCCATCGGGAGACCTTGACTTTGATTACTCGCAGGTGCGCGACTATCCGCAGAGTCAGATAGCTTTTGTAGCCTCAACGGAGTTCGATTTTGAGGGAGAGGAGAATGACAACATCATCGAGCAGATGAAGCGCTTGTGCATCCGCTTCGTGAAGAGCCTTAATGAGAGTGGTCTGTTCGAGCAGATAGAAGGTAGGCTGTCTTACCGTGTGCTGTATGACTATTTCGACCAAAATGTGACAGGCATCGTTATCACGCCACCTCTCATCGAGGAGGAAGGTGTTATCATTTGTACTGACGAACATCGTTCTGAGGACGAGAGTGAAGGAGAATAGCCTATGGCAGCAGCGAGTATTCAAGACATCATCAAGCAGCACCTTGAAGCTGTCAAGACGGGTATTATACAGCATATGTCACAGCAGGGACGTATAGCAAGCGGAAGGTCTGTTGCTTCTTTGGAGGTAAATGTAAACGCCAATGGGGGTTATCTTGAAGGTGCAAGCAGTTTCCTTACAATGGAAAGAGGCCGAGGACCGGGTAACGTTCCGAGAAACTTCACGAACATCATCCGTGACTGGATTATTGCCAAAGGTATCTCGTATCAAAACCTTATACCAAAGAACGGCACACCCGAACAGGGGCTGACTCGCCTAAGCGGTGCTATAGCCTACTCTATAATGAAGAATGGAACGAAGCTCTATCGTGATAAAGGTTATAACGATATCTTCGATACAGCCCTCAAGGAGGAGCTTGAAAAGATAGCAACAGAGTCCGCTGGCGTTTTCGATATGGAAATAGACAAGATACATCAAGACAACGAAAATACATAAAGCAATGCGAACAGAAAGAATATCATATACGGTAAATGGAGTAGAGAGGTCTGGAACAGTAAAATATCCAGACCTTTGGTGTTTTGCGTTTAATCCCAATTACATCGAAATAGACCTTAATGACGAATCGGCAAACAATGTGCTTGCTGTTTCGTTACAATCGGATAGCGGTAATTACACCCTAAACGCCTCATTGTTCCATGGCAAAGCGTCAGTGTATATCTCCAAGACTCTGCAGTTGCTTATTGGTAAGCCGGAGAAAGTAAGGTCTGCCACCGTCTATATATCATTGAACGATGGCGATGTAAAAATGCTTGCAAGTGACCTTACGCTAAACGCAGTTTGGGGAAGTGTGAAGATTGGCGAGCAATTTGGCAAGTACGGAGCGTTCAAGTGGAACGGCAAAGACCTTAGCCATATTCGTAATGTCGTATGGTTTAGGAACTTCCCATTCTACGTTTCCATGTTTCGCGCCGAAAGCGGAGAATTAACCTCAGCCAAATTTGACGGTAACGAAGCGGACGCTAATGCCCAGATATTCAGATACAGAATAGACAAAGTTGTGACCGGTGATCTGCCGACATTTCCTGCCTATTCTAAAGTACTAACAGACCCATTTATTGTTCTGAACAAAGAGCATGGTGTCGTTTATGCTTTAGAGAATAGTCTTAGCACAATGGCTTATGATTCATGGGCTTCAAATAGTGGAGGACGTTGGGACTATGTAAATGCTGACGGCACCATACGGACGGACACGGAATTTGCTTATAACGAAGAAATTGTCAGATGGAACAATGATACGAAAGAGCTCGAAACATCGTTGATTGGTAACGCCAAAACAGACGGTATTTTTGACCTCAACCCTGCTATCTCTTTCCCTAATGCGATAAGGACTGCCCAATATAATATTTGCCTTGAGAAAGTAACAAGTGGAATATTCGATATAAATTTCAACTTTGCCTTTCCGGACATGGCGAAGATTGTGAATGAAACGGTGAATATGCGAATTTGCAATGACAAGGATGGTTTATACATACGCTGGATAGACCGTTTCGGCTTTCTGCAGTTCTACTTATTCCGTGAAGGGAAGGCTACGGTAAAGACCAAACCTTCATCAGACACGCTCCAAGTTGAGCGAGAATTCGGAGGAATGTTTTTTGGGGGTATGGAGCGAGCTGCAGAGATAACAAGCGAAGAGACCATCAAGTGCTGTGCAGTCAATCTTTCAAAGGACATCCTGGAATATGTCAAGACAATCGTCAGTGCCCCAATCGTTGATTTGTATCTCGGCAAGAACAAAGGCGGCACGGAATTGTGGCTCCCAATAAGCGTAAGCAGCGGAAGTTACTCTACGGATTCAAAGACCATGTTGTCCGATTATGAAATCACTATCGGAAAAACAGACAACTCAAGCCAAACACTATAGTTATGATAAAAGAAGAGCTTTACATAATCAAAGATGGAGAGAAGTATAATCTCGACCTACCCACACCCTCAGGTATTACATTGAAGTGGGTCAGCAATCTATTCTCAGACATATCCAAGCTGACGTGTTCCTATTCATATACGTTCAAGCTGCCTATGACTGCAAACAACCGCAGAGTATTGGATATTGCTGACGACCTTCGCCATTCTTCAGCATTTGCAAGAATATCCGTTGATGCAGAATTTTACATCAACGGTGTTTGTTTGTGTCCCAATGCCAATCTTCATGTGTCGGAGATTGGTGCTTCTTCATTTTCGTGCGTAATGACTTGGCGTGTGCTGAAAGCATTTGAAAAGATGAAGAGCGATTCTATAAAGTTGAACGAGTTGCCATCCATTGGCACGTTCGTTTGGAAAACAGGAGACGATAGCCTCATCTACGGATTGCCTACCCACAATCAGAAGAACACAGAAAACATACTTTATCCCAACTATGATGCTGGCATACCGTACACAAACGGAGTACCGCCAAAGCCCGTAGTTCCTATGTATCGTCTGATACAACTCATCAATAATCATTACGGTGTAAAGTTCTCCTTGGGACGAGAACTGACTGACAGTATGGGATTGCTACCAAGAGCTAACTTTAACAATAAGCGTCATTACGGCAAGTGTGTATACGATGACTTTATCACATACGGTGTACTACCAATAACAGGCATTGGCGTGAGTAGTGGAACGCAGAATAAGTTTACCGTGTCTAACATCGAAGGTAAATCCCCATGGAATGATTATGTGAACGTAGGAAGCAGAGTGTATTTGGCAAGCTACACAAAGTGGAAAGTCACATCAACTAACCAAGGCACTCAAGATAGTTATCGAGACATTGTCAAGACAAAGGATAAGGATTTGAGTGGTTGGAAGAAATACTCAAATCTTATGGCAGTCCCCTTTAATGGTAATAAATATATTCAAAATGCTGGCTATAGTACAAGCAGTGTAACAACTGAAGAAAATGTACTGACAAGCAAGCATGTTGGAAGCAGAGGTCACGGAGAAGGTAATCATTATTATACACACTGGGAGCTTTATGCTTGTACTGGTGAGTTAAAAGAGAGCTTTGTAACAAAGAAAGAATCAAAAGGCTCTGGGCTTTTCAGATGCGGAATAGATGGTGTACTTCGTGGTGAAGCAGAGGTTCGTGTGTCTAAGGAAGACATCAAGGCAGGCAAGGCCGAGCTGAAAGATTATTGGTGGATATATATCCTACGTTTCAAGCAGGGTAATGAAGACAAAGAAGCCGACATCGATACCTATAGTGACGAGTCGGATGACTGGATGGGACTACGTTCCATTTCACGAGAAGAAACGGACACGGAGTACATCTATAAGTTCGACTTTGGTGCAAAGTACGAAGTGCGCAAGCTGTCCATAGATGCTGCCGATGATGACGAGTTCGGTCTGTGTTTTTGGAGCGGTTCGCTTGCGGAGGGATGGGTAACTAAAGATGCGGACAACAACGTGACAGCTACGGGAATTAAGTATTCCAATACTGCTACATTCTCGTATTTGCGTATACTCAGCATTACACCGACTGTCCAATTTGACGGACTACCCGCAGAAATGGACATAGTGGAGAATCTGCCCGATATTTCGTGCTTCGATTTCATCAAGAATCTCTTCTACCTGAATGGAGCACTGCCAAGGGTAGAAAAAGACGGCACAACTATTACAGCAATGTACTATAACCAATTAAGAGACAGGGTTGTAAATGGTGACGCCCTTGATTGGTCTAACAAACTATTGTCTGGAACAAACGAAAATCCAACATCAACAAAAACGTACAATAGTAATTTCGGTTGTGAGAATTATTTCCTTATGGCAGAGTCTGAGAAAGACAAAACCGATGAGGAAAAACTGAAAGAATTGGAGCAGTATGGCACTGGCTATGGCCAGATAAACATAGACGACAAGCGTCTTGATAACGAGAAAACCATATTCACATCCTGCTTCTATCCTGGACTTCGAACGGATTTGGCCTACCCCAATGTGCTCACAGGGCGCACGATAAAGGTGTGGAATGGCGAAAAACAAGTTCAGTCAGAGGTAAATCCTGTATTCGGCTATGTGAATTATCGAGCATTAGACTCAACTTTCGAGGATGTGTCGAACGCCTCCGTTCGTCCTATGCTCAATGCGTATGGTGTAGAGTTTAAGCACATAAGAATGGATACATTTGAGCCGTTCGCTAACGTGGATGAGTTTTATGGCTATCTAAAGTCGATACTTGCAGATTATGCCGTTATCAAGGAGAAGTTTATCCTTAACGAATTTGACTTGATGAATTTTGACGAGTCAATACCGGTGTATCTGCAGAAGTATAACTGCTGCTTTGCTGTTAGCACTATACAGCGAGATAAAAATGGTATCAGTACAGTAGAACTTGTAAAGCTGCCGTATGTAACACCTGTCTATGCAGCCCCAGAGGGAATAGATGCAGACAAGACTGGGTATTCGTACCGTATAACAAATAGTATCATAGGTTTTGAACTGCAACTGGAGAGAAATTACACCTCGAATAGATGCCCAATACGGTATGAGATATTTGCAAACAATGAGCATAGAGAATGGCGCACCACATACAATACGCTTAATGAACCTATTAACAGTTCTTACATATCACAATATGTATGCCCTTATGAGGCTGATAAACTCAAGGGAAATTCGTATCAGATTACGTTCAGTGTTCCGCAAGTAGTAAACCTACGACTAACGAAAACAAGGGGAATTGACGTAGTCTATACAAAGGACATGAATGTCAAGCTGCGAGTTTATTATGATGATGTGCGCTGTGAACCTGGAGTCAATAAAACTCTAACATTCACAAGAGACGATTTCGGAAAGTTTCATGTGTTCAAATTTATTTTTGACATCTATAGTCCTGAAGGTGATTTGGTGGAACATGTGCGTAAAAAGATGTATTATTTCGTGTCTGACATAGACCAACTGCAGATGACGGATGAGTTCGGTGACGAACACGAAAACGACAATTCTGTTAAGGTCAATGATGTGACGATTAGCGGTGCTGACAGCATTGCGGACAAGGACCCTCATCCTTATACTCTGTCATTCCTGCCGGCGTATGCTGATATCAAAGCGAAGTCCGTGGTTGTATCCGTAGTCGAAAGAGTGTTATCCTTGTCGGTATCGAATGTAAGTACAAGTGGTTTTACTCTCACGGCAAGCGAATTGCCCGAGAGAGAGATAACAGCCACAATAATGATGGAAGTTACATTGGAGGACGGATCTACATTCACGAAAGAGAAAGTGCTGTCGGTGCTGCGTCCGTCGCTATACATATCAACGAAAGACATAGATGTCATTGACGGTAGCGGAAGTGCCACATTTAGTGTTTATGTAAGACCAATCAACGATGGCGGTGTTATAAAGAAGGTAAAGACCACCCATGATAATGTAAAGGCAACCATAGCAAGTAATAACTCATTTGAGGTGTCTGCAAAAAACGTTACAGAAAGTATGAATGAGGACATCACTGTTACCGTGGAGTACAAAGGCATGACGATTATCGGAACGACCACTGTAAAGATAAATGCTTCTGTCAACCGCCTCGATTACTATGGCGCTCTCATTGTTGACCGCAACGGTAACTATTACACCAAGGACGAGTGGATAGACTTGGGTCTGGAGAATAACGATGCTGATGGTGTCGCTATTTCAGATAATACGCACCGCTTCATCCTTTCCAAGAAGAATTTGCCTAAATTTGGTGTATGGGGAACAAGCGGCACGTTGATAGGAGGTGTCGTTACATCTGATGATGCTCTTGTGGCACAGCAAGACTTCGCAGGAAAGGCGAACACTGATGTTATCGCAAAAGCTTTGCCCGACTCCTTTGCTGCAAAACTGGCAGGAAGAAACGATTTCCCAAGTGGAAAGACTGGGTATTGTGCTGCCCTCGGTGAGTGGAACATCATAGGCGGCAAGAGGTCGTATATAAATCAGCTCTTGAACACCATAGGGGCAGACGAGTTGTTCTATAACTCCAACTCATGCGACTATTTTTCGACGACGCAATATAATGCTTACAGGTTATGGATTGCGCATTTCGGTGCAAATGTCGAACTGGAGATGGGTTATAAGGATAGCGAATATTTTATGCGTCCTCTTGCGGCAATCTCCGAAGAAATGCCTCCAACCCCCATCGGGAACTTGGAAATTGTCGGCGGTGAAAACTTTATGGCAACAAACGGCAGTGGTTCTGCGGAATACAGCATAAAATACAGCCCCGAGGGTGTTTCTATTGCCGAGGTTTCCATAACCTCCAACAATCCAGCGGTTGTAGCGACAAAGATTTCTGATGTCAAGTTCAATTTGTCAGTGTCGGGAATAATCGTTGACGAGGTGGCTATCATTACGGTAAGGGCTCGTCTTAACAACATTATGCGCAAGGTAGCGAAAACTATTACTGCAGTCGGAGAGATTGTTGTCAATTACGACAAGTTGGATAATGCCAACGCCCTTATACTCTGTAAGGACTATACGTTATATACGGAAGACGAGTGGATTATGTCTAAAAGGACGAAATCCGATGTCGAGGGCATAGCAGTTTCTAACGGAAAGCACAGGTTGATAATGGCTATTAGTGATGCTGGTAGATATTACTATGGCGGCAGGAACATCGCAATAGATGGATTGTCCACAGACACCGGGGCTTATAATGGAAAGAGCAATACAGAGGTGATTGTCAAGCAGCTCACTGGCTCTGACGGATATTTCACGGGCGAGCCGTATAGTGCCGCGGCAGTGGCTAAGCACTTTCTCTTCCCGACTGGTAAGGCTGGTTTCCTGCCTTCTTATGCAGAGTGGGTGCTTATTAATAAATATTACGAAAAGGTAGAAGCGTTGCTTACAGCAGTAGGAGGCGATGCGCTCATAAAAGACTTCTCTTTCACATACTGGGCCTCAACAACGCAAGATAACCTCCGGGGATATTGCTACCATTGTTATAAGTCCAATTTGGACGGAAGCATAAACCGCGACATGAGTGGCAACATATACCGCTCAGACACCTCATTGGTAAGACCATTTAGAAACTTTTAATTAACAATGCAAATAAGGTAAACACAATGGCAACAAGTCAAGACACAAAGGTCAAGATTGTAGATATACAAGTCAAGTACCAGGAGGCTGTTGATGCAATGGCAAAGTATCGGGCTGCGATAGACGAAGCCAGAGCGCAAATGAAAGCCTTGAAAAAAGACCTCAAGGACGGCAAAATCACTCAGGCTGAATACGACAAGCAGTCTGAGGCAAGCCGTGTTTTCATGAAGCAGCAGGGCGATGCTATCAATACGCTTAGCCGCCAAGTACAGAACCAGATAAAGGTGCAGAAGGAGAACGAGGGCTCGCTGAAGCAGCTGCGAGCAGAACTCTCAAATGCAACTGCTGCCTATGATGCCATGTCAAGGGCAGAGCGTGATAGTGCTAAAGGTCAAGAATTGAAGAACCACATCGTTCAGATTACCAACGAACTGAAAGGTGCCGAGGAGGGAACGCTGCGGTTCTATCGAAATGTTGGTAACTACCCAGCCTCTGTTACAACGGCTCTTGGAAGCATAAAGAGCAAGTTCATGGAAGTTGGCTCAACCATCGCCGGTATTGTTACTGGCGGTGGAATTATGGCATTTGGTCAAAAGATAATCCAAGTAGGTAGAGACTTTAATGACGGAATGGCTCGTGTTCATGCTGTTACACAGGCAGGCGCAGATGACATGAAAATGATGTCAGACGAGGCAAAACGCCTTGGAGCGACAACGGCATATACAGCAGCTGAATCGGCAGGAGCGTTGGAGAACCTTACCCGAAACGGTCTAAATGCTGCTCAAGCCACAAATGCTTTGTCGCCGACCTTGCAGTTTGCCCAAGCCAATACGATTGGCCTTGCAGAAGCAGCCGACATTATGACCAATGTAAGCAATGGTTTTAATATGGGTGTAGAAGGTATGGCGCATGTGAGTGACTCGCTTTCCTATACAGCGTCACATTCTGCCACAAACGTAAGCCAGTTGGCGGAAGCATTGAAAAATGCAGCTCCATTCGGTCATGCCCTTGGTCAGCCTATCGAGGAGGTAAACTCTGCCCTTGGTGTTCTTGCTGATGTCGGCATCAAGGGATCTGATGCAGGCTCTGCTCTCCGTATGGTAATGCTTGGACTTGCCACATCAACAGCAAAGCAGCAAAAGGTATTCGAGAAGTACGGAATAAGCATTGACCAGCAGTCTTTGAAAACGGACGGTCTTACAAAGACCCTTGAGAAACTCCGTGACTCCGGTATAATGAGTTCCGCATCGTCGGCTAATGACCTTGCTGATGTCTTTGGTCGTCGTGTGTCTCCACAAGCAATGGCTCTTCTCAACAACATCGATGCTCTCCAAACGAAGCTCGGAGGTCTGCAAGAGGCACAAGGTACTACTGGAGATATGTTTGAGGTATCTATGAGTACGGTCACCCAAGAAATAAAAGGCTTGCAATCCGCATGGGAGGCATTTTTGCTCTCCATCTATGATAGCAACTCTGATGCACTTGTAGCTCCGCTAAAAGCACTCCGTGAGCTTGTCAATTTTGTGCGTGAACACTTTGGCGACATAGCACAGATTATAGCAAGTGTGATAGCAGGAATATCTTTCGCCAAACTTATCAACGGTGCAGTTTCTGCATTCACACAGATGAAGAACTCTGCTGTAGGTAATGCTCAAGCAGCCACCCAACAAGTGCAGGTATGTCAAAACAATGAAATTGCTCTGAGAAAGCAAACCGCTTCTCTTACAAAGCAATTAGAGAGTGCGAATGCTATCGAGCGTGAGCGCATTGAAACACAACTTGTAGCTAAGAAGCGCGAGCTTGCCAATGCAGAGAAGATGACGCAGAAGGCTAAAACAGCGGAGATTACGCTATGGGAACGTGCTGCTGCACTTGAAACAGGAAGTGCTTGGACTAAAGCGTTTACTATCGCAAAGGTTGGAGTAACCAGCTTTGTAGCCACGGCAAGGGCTGCGTTCAAGGGATTTATACTCACCGCAGTATTGAGCCTTGCCTTTGACTTGTTAATGAAGCTCTACAGTAAACTAAGTGAAGGCAAGGGAGTGTGGGCAAACCTAAAAAGCTATGCTACCGCTGCTTTTAGGGCTATAGCCAACGCTATCATTTGGGTAATGAACAAGTGTATTGACCTATACAATAAGATAGCGTTAGTACGCTTGCCCATTCAGTTGGTAGCTTTGCAGTTCAAAAACCTTTGGGAAGGAGTTAAACTCGTCTTTAATCTTATCGTTGACGGAGTAAAATCCGTTGGCCGTTCTCTTAGCGGACTCGGTAAAATTATTAAAGGCGTTGCAACTTTCTCCTGGAGTGATATAAAGGCAGGAGTAAAAGATATAACGAGTAACTTTGGAAAGACCATCCAGGAGGGCTTGGGCGATTTCAAGAAGTTTGGCAGAAATGTAGCTGACAATGTGCTCGATGCATACAACAAGACCTTAACTCAAGGTGCAGTTGCACACATCAAGCCTATCGCTGACGATCCGACTCCAGTAAAGACAAAAGCAAAGACAAAGGCAAAAGCCTCCGTTAATACACCCACAGAAACCACAGACGGCAACGGCACTACTCCTGACGCAAATGGCGATGGAAATGGTAAGGGTGATGGCAAGAAAACCACAAAAACCACAAAGGAGGACCGTGCCAGAGCCAAGGCGGCACAAGAAGAAGCCAAACTCGTAGCAGAAGCCGAGAAGGCAATGCTTGACCTGCTCGGTGAGTGTGTCGAGAAGAGAAAAGCCCTTCTCGAGAACCAGTACAATGGTGAGATTAACAAGCTGAAAGCCAAACTCGCCACCGACAAGACCCTTACGGAGAATTCCAAGGAAGCTATTAGGCAGATTATAGTTGCCAAAGAAAAGAAACTCCAAGAGGAGCTTGATAAACTTGATGATGATAACATCAAGCGTAAGATTGGCGAACAGCAGAAACAAATTGAATCACGTCTGTCTGTCGTGAAGAAAGGCTCCGAAGAGGAATTAAACCTGAAGCTGGAGCAGAACCGCAAGAAAGCAGACCTTGACATTCTCGCTCTTAAGCAAGAGGAGGATGCCGCTCAGAAAGGTGCTGCAACAGCTTTGATGTATCGCCAGCAAGTTCTTGCGGAGTTGGAGCAGTCCGGAACGGCTACGGAGGAGCAGCTTGCACAAGCCACAGCATCGGTTGAGTATGCACAATCAGAAATCACACGCATCAGTGCAGATTATGCGGAACGGCGTGCAAATAGACTGGAGCAGTCTTGGCAGCAAGAAGACCAGTTGCGCCAAGCTCACAATCAATTTATGCTTGAACAGCGGCAGCTTGCTCTGCAGAACGAACTGACAATGGTAGATACCTTTGTCAATGAGGAAATGAATCGAATTATTGGAGGACAAACACAGGAACAGTATCTTCAAGAAAATGGCATTGAAATGGTATCTGACCTTGAAATGCGCAAATTACAAATTCAACAAGAAATGGCAGAGCAAAGGCTTCAGTTTATTCGTGACCAAGGTCAGCTCGAAACCGAGACAAGGGAGCAGTATTTGCAAAGGCTTCGCCAAGCAGAGCAGGCCCAATCAGATGCTCAGATAGCAATAGATAGAGCTAATCTGAAGAACAAGCAGGCATATGTAAAATCAATGAAAAGCTTGGGTGATAGTCTTATTGATTTATTGGCAACTATAGGCGAGCATGATAAAAATGCTGCAAGGCTCAGTAAGATTTTAGCATTGTTCAAGATAGCAGTGAATACAGGAGTAGCAATATCTGAAGGAATAAAAGCTGCAACCGCTCTTGGTTGGCCTGCAATGATACCAGCAATAGTAACAACAACAGCGACTGTACTTACAAATATGGCAACGGCAGTATCTTCCGTTAATTCTGCAAAAGAGAATTTCGCAGAAGGTGGTAAAGTCAATGGTCCTGGAACTGGCACGAGCGACTCTATCCCGGCTAACCTCTCTAATGGAGAGTTTGTGATGACAGCAAAAGCTACGAAGATATTTGAGCCTCTGCTTATGGTTATGAACTCCATCGGCGCCGGCGTGCCAATCAGCATGAATGGTGCTTATGAGAGAGTCGAGAGTGCTGAGTCGCTGACGGATTCATTTGCTGAAGCTGCTCGAGAGATAAAGCCTGTTGTTTCCGTTGCGGAAATAACAGAAGCGCAAGACAGAATAAAGATGATAGAAAACTTAGACAACTTTTAGAAATGACAAGATACGAGATTATCAAATTGAATGAGCAGCTGTTCCGTCTGCTCAATGACAATGGCATAGATACGAAAGACCTTAACTATCTTCCTATGGTAGAAGAATTTCGTAAGATGAAGTCAAAGAAGCACAAGGTAAACTACATCGTTGCCTACTTGAGCAACAAGTATGGTATTACCGAGCGTGGCATTTACAAGATTGTTAAACGTTTTGGAGAAAGAGTAAAAGTATGAAGTACTACAACAAGATAACAGAGAGCAAGCTTTACAACGAGAACAATGAAGATGTGTTGTGTAATCTCCCAGCATATAGCTTTTCGGTGATGATTACTGACCCTCCTTACAACTTCACAAAGTCCAACTGCCGCAAGATGTATAAGGAAGGTTCCAAGAAGCTGATAGCCAAGTCGGGGTTGTACGACTACGACAGCGATCTTTGTCGTATTGGTGTGAAGTTTGGCGAGAAAGAAATAAATACCTTTCTCGACCAGATACCGCGCCTGATGATAAAGATGAACGTCTTTATTTTCTGTGCAGAAGCACAACTTGCAGCGTATATTGCGTGGGCAGAACGTCACGGATATAAGTTTGCCATCCTCCTTTGGGAGAAGCCGTTGAATATCATCAGCAAGAAGCGTTTCTCACAGAATGTGGAGTTTATCATCCGCATATATGAGCAGGGAACGGCACTGAACAATCTTGACGAGAACGAGCTTTATAACCGCGTGTTCCATAGTCGGGTCGTAACCAAGAAGGAGCATCCTACGCAGAAGCCGACCGAGATATTTGAACGTATCATCAGGCTCACAACCAAGGAGGGTGATGCTGTTCTCGATCCATTCCTTGGCTCTGGCACCACGGCCGTTGCCGCTGAAAGACTCAATCGAATATATGTGGGTATAGAAAAAGACAAACGGTTCTACAGCGTTGCCGAGAACCGTTTGAAACATATCGCTAAGGAACAATCCTTGTTCTAATTGTTGTTGGGGAATATGCCATTGAGAATGACCTTGAAAACATCATCGTCATTAGATATGACATATTCTCTTTTTTCATACTGGGAGTTTTCTCCGTCCACATTCTGAATGTATATCTTGATGGAGTCTACAAAAGACTTTATGTCGTAGTATTCCAGAGGTTTAATCTGTGTCTTGAATTTAAGTTCGATTGCAGACTGAAGGTGTTGGTATTCCTTTTGAGTGATGACGTTACTTCTGTCTGTTGCTTTGCCTATACGAACCAATCCGTTGTCGTCTTTGAAATTATAAAGACCAACGACACCGTATTCTCCTTCGTAGAACTTGAAACCGCTATACACGAAACCGTCAAAGTTCTTCCGATCGAAATTAGTTGATGTAGAATACACTCCAACAGGCTCGGTGAATACGACATTAATACGAGCCGAAGAACCGTCATTCATGCCGGTGGCAGTCCACTCGATGTTGCCCTTTGTATCGAAGCGGAGAGTGTCTTTTCCTTTTAGCACGACAGTGGTGCTGTCATCAAGAATGGCAAAATCTTTTTGCGGAGCTTCATCTGTCTGCTGTCTGCCAGTTGCCTTTTGTGGCTCCCTTTCACCAAACATAATAGCTAAAACAGATGAGAGGATGAACCAAAAGCCAAAGAAGTACAATCTTCTGATGCCGTTACCTTTGTTCTTGAAGAAGGGAACTTTGTCGAATATCGCTGCATTTGGCTTGACAAGTGTAATAATGAGGAGTATAAAGAGTATACCGATTGCTGTTTCCATAAATGGTGATGTATGTTAGAGGTTGTGTTGTTTTATTTGTCTTTTGGATGAGACCTGCTTCATCTTCCAGATTTGAAATTCCCATGCAAGACCGACCCAAAGTGTATGTCTTGTGACACCAATAGAGAAATCATAAGCTCCTATGTTGCTATCTGAGTTCTGAAATACTAAAGCTGCTCCATAGTCGAATCCACCCTTTTCTTCTGTAACGTGGAACTTGTTTACAATGCCGCTTTCACCTACGCTCCAATCTTCACCATCAGTGATGCCCTCTTTGATGGATGTATATCCCACCATAGGGATTAGCCTGATACTACTTCCTGCATATTGGAAGAATGGAATTTGGTAGCCGACATGAGAACCCCATACTGAATGGTCTTGCCATTTGTCGACACGGACATCGTTGTCATGTTTGCGTGGCCACCACATGTAATCGAGATAGAACCCATAAAACGTGGCGTTCAACCCCATTGCCCCATAATCCATGTGCTCCAATCCTGCCCCTTGAATGCCAATAGAAAAGCTCTCGTTCAGCTTGAACAACTTGGGAAAATATTTGTGCTTGTCGGACGCATCTTGTGCATGACCACTAATTGGGAGAAAGACAAGGGCTGCAAGTGCTATATTGGAAACTATATGTTTTATATTGAATTTCATATAAACCTTAATTCCGCAACACTTTGATTTAACTTTATTTATAAGTTCCTGAGCAACAAA